CCACTCATTGTCTGATTCGGCAGCTACATTCATAAGGTTATCTATCACAATTAACTCTGGTGGAATACCATAAAGTTCTATATAAGCCTTAACCTCTAACTCAATATCATCTAATGATGGTGATGAATCAAAGACCCACTGTATATTTTTTACCTTATCAAACTTATCATCATAGTACTTACTATTCTTGGTTAAGTTTTCTTCTACCAGAGTTTGATTATGACCTGAGATATGTGCTGCAGTTCTCATCATTACTGTAGCCACATCAGTATCTGCAGAAAAGAAAAGCGTTGGTACATCAGCCTTGATCGCATAGATCAAAGCAAACATAGACTTACCAGCGTTTGGAGCAGCAGCAATCATACAGACTTGACCTCTTCTAAACCTTATCTGTTTGGACTTTAAATCATTCCAGACGATAGGCAAAGGGGTAGCCTTTGTTGTCGTACTCTTCCAAGCTCTGTTTAAGTTAAGCAATTTCTTCTTCTCTTAGGATAATGTTTCTTTGTTTACGGATTACTCTACGATCTGTCTCAGACAAACCGCCCCATACTCCGTATCTTTCTTTTTGTATGCCCCACTCTGCACATTCTTGCTGGTGGGGACATAACTTGCAGACATTTCTAATCTGTCTTATTGTAGATAAGTCTTCTCCTCTTTCGGGAAAGAACATATCCATTGATATCTCTGCACAAGAGGGGTTCTCAAACTCACGAGGCCCCCGCACTTGCTATCTAATCCAGACTGTATCGCACTTATCTGTTGCACCTTTAGGTGCAGCGCACATCCAACCTTTCCAAGGACCCTTGGTACCTTGTCCAGATCTAAAGCTCATAGACCCGTGTTTACAATCAGGTGCATCACCTGATGGTGCTGACATTGTTGTAGCGCCTAATGCTTTCTTAGCATAAGCAATTGCTCCACCAGTTGGTTGAGCAGTGGCACCAAGTGTGGTGCCAGTTGAAGTAATGAGTGTTGATAGATCAGCAATAGATGTTAGAGATGCCTCTAACTCTGTCTGACTTGTTGCATATAGATTAACTAATGTTCCATCAGCTAACTTATAGTTGATCTGAAACTTAGTTGACTCAGGTGCAGCCATTTATTTTCCTCCAGTTTTTATATTTAATCTAGCGAAAGGTTGTCCCTCCACCTTTGGTACAAAGCCTAGTAGTTTTTCTACTTCGGCTGTGTTAACTGTAGACCTACCATTAACAGTTGTCCAGGTAATCTGTACACCACTAGCAGTCTCTCCAGTTATACCGTCAAACGCAGTTCGTAATGACTCTCGTTTTTCGGTCAACTCTTTTATCTGTTGATCAAGTTGCAAGTACATCAAGGCTGAATGATCAACACTACTGTCTTCTATAACAGGTAGTTCATCCTTGATACGTTCTTTTTTTAATCCTGAACATCCGATCTCTCCTGTTGCATCAAAGTACTTGCAATAAGATTTGCAGTAGTTTTGATCTCTCTCAGGATCTGGTGCTACCTCTGACTCTTTAACTGCAGCTAACCAGTTAAGAGCCTCTTCAGCAATCGTAGGATCATATGCTTCAGAGTGGACAACTACATCTCTCTCATCGCCATCTCTGGCTATGGCTACCAGATTGACAGTTCTAGGCTTCCCCTTCCCAGACTTGTCTAACAGATAGCCATAGACCTGAACCTGCCAACGTTGTTGACTAGATGGAAAGTAAGAAAGGTTTTGTTTCTTAACAGTCTTCCAATCAATAACATCGCCAGTCTCTGGAATGAATAGATCTATATGCGCTTTCATCCCAGAATACTCAACTGCAGTTTCAACCCAATACTTCTCACCCTTTGGATCTATACTGCGTATTGCTTCTTCAATAGTAGCGTGGATAGCAGTACCCATAATCGCTGCTAACTTTAATTCGTTCTCATTAGTTTCAGGTTGATCGTTAAGACGATACCAAACTTTTCTACGGCAACCACCTAACTCTGATGGACCTACCTGTGTCTGTTTAGATCTAGCCCTACCAGCATCTTTAGCTCGTAGAACATCAATCAATAACTGCTTTGGATCGCTCACTATAATCCCCACTTAATAAAACATTCTAGAATAAATCTGTACATCTCTAAGTCTAATAGATAAAACTGTAATTGCCAATATATTTCTTTCATCATCTTCCTTACTTTGTGAACTGAGTCTTGATGGTTGGTACTCCACCACACCATACGTTGTACTGTATGGCAATATTGATTGCTTTCTTTGCAGCACTCGCTGCTTTAGCGTGGGTTCTAATCTCACTCTCCATTGCAGCTAATGCACCAAGAGCAATTGATCCACCTGAACCTATGCCATATAAGTTTCTATCATCTCTCATATACCCATAGTCATCACTGATCTGATATATCTTTCCATTAAAACAAATCAAAGCATCCCACCCAGAGTCATCATCATTTTTATTCTTAGGCGCAGGGTCATACCCTGCATCAGTTAATGTTTGTTTGATAGATGGTAGAACTCTAATCATTAAGAAGCGATCAGGCTCTTGAGTTTTAACTACCTTTGGTGGTTGCCATAAGTTATTTAAAATATCTCCAGCAGTGGCATCACCTGCTACAGCTATTAGATATTCATTAACCTTAACTATTTTGTCATAGCCTTTAGCAATGTAAGGTTTGTCAGTATAGGTAGTCATTGTGTCTGAGGCTATAACAGCCCAGCCTTTACCTTGAATACCAATTATCGCGGTCAATTCAACTCCTATCTCTTGGTATAAATAATACCACTACTACAACAAAAGTGTGGGATGTACTTATGACACGCCGAGGGGCCGTAATAACATCAATAGTGGGTTAGGAATGTGTACAATATGAGCCGAAGGCGAATAATACGGGCGGCGCATTGAAGCGCCGCGATGGTTACGGTCTCTATGTTCCGTCTACCAAGGCTGTCAAAAAATAGGGAGAAGCTCCCGCCAAAATTCGGCTCTGATCTAAGAGATCTCGGTCCTCTTCACGCCTGTCCTTGTGGTTCTATGACCTTTACAATTATGGCATCCTTCTACGATTACCAACTATCCTGGTATCACCTAGACGGTGAGTGTTCTAACTGTGGCAATCTTGTTATCGTACCAACACCAATAGATAAACCAGATTACATTCAATAGTAAAAGGGCATAAAAAAAGAAGGGCGCTTTTCAGCGCCCCTCCTGTATTGCCTCGCGGTATTAAAACTACTTAGTCAGACCGTATTCTTTTTCAGTCTTATCTGCCCACTTAGCAAGTGGACCTGCGATAGAACCGATCAAGATTGCTTGCTCTGGTGCTAGGTCAGCCGCTAGTGCTAATCCCATTGTTACTGCTGAAGCAAGTACAGCTCGTAGGTAAGACTTAAATGCAGCCTTAGCCTTCTTGCTCTTTAACTTCTTTAGTAGATCCTTCATTATTTCTCCTGTTTCTTTTTAGGTAATGGCTTAGGAAGTGTAAACTTCTTAGGCACCTCACCCATCCAACCGAACCAGTTGGAATCATCTTTAGCATATTGATCCTTTATAGAAATATGCAAGTGTTTATTATGTGGATTACTTCCCTTATAAACTCTTTCACCATCTACTTGATTCCAGATCTTGCCTTTAAATATTAGGTACTTAACTCTACGATCTGTCTGTAGTTTCTTATAGATATCCTTGCAGTCTACTCCACTATCTGGATCGTGGGTTAGATCTACAGCTAGTCCTGTATTGTGGTCTGAGTTGGGACTTTGTTTAATGTGAGCCGATGAAGGCAACAATCCGTCTGAGGCTTTCTTGCGCTTGGGCCACAATGCTGTCGCTTGCCTTAGCACTGCTATTGCAGCAGGTGTTGCTCTCTTTACAACAAGTTTCATTATTGTTTACTTCTTTCTTATCCATATTTGCCACCCTTTACGGACTATATCAATATTGTTTTTATGTTTTTCTATCCAAGCATCTATCGCTGCTTTAGGATTCTTTTCTGGACCTTCTGGATGACTCCAAATGTAATCATCAAATGCCATAATGCCACCGACTTTAAGTAGATCCCAAGATAGATCAGCATCTAAGGTTACCGATTCAGGTAGGTGATCACCATCAATGTAGATAAAATCATATTTAAGTTCGCGGTTTTCTTTTAACCAATCAGCACTAAATGCTTTATATGTTTTAACTCTATCACTATAAGGTTTTACCTGATCCTTATAGGCTGTCTGTATATCATCCCAGTTATACTGAGACTCGTGTGGTATGTTTCCACACCAAGGATCTACATCTACTAGTAATGATGATGGGTCAGTAAGTATATTCTCTAGTAACCAAACAGATGCGTTGCCAGTAAAGACACCTATCTGTAGGAACTTAAGATTCTTCTTACCTTTAAACTCTGCTAGTCCTGATTCAAAGTCAGCAACTGTAGCATTATCGTAGAACCATTTAGGAAATTTGTCCGCTTTTGTCCCCATTGTCCCTATCTTCCTATTAGTTGTTTAACTAGGTCGGTTAGTAACTCAACCTTTTCCTCTAATAAATTAATTTTATCTTTTACACTAGAGCCACCATTTGGGCGAAGCTCGTATAGGTAGTGTTTAACTAAATGTCTTACGCCGACTGCAACTGCGCCAACTAATGTTGTTACCGCTACTGCTATCCCTGCCCATTCGTTCGGTGTCATATTATCATATCAATCTAATAGTAGCGATTAACAATCCACCGTATCCGGAGAATCGTCTATCACTTGGGGTTCTATTTATAAAGTCAAGCTCTTCAATTAATCCAATGTAGGACTCACCAGTTCTAAAGTCTTCTACTCTGATGGTATCTCCTACATTCTCTATCGCTTCTAGTTGACTCAACCTGTCATAGGCTGAACCTTCATAGCCTACCTCAACGCCCAAGTTATCGCTCTCGTGGTCATAGCAGAACAAAGGGTATTGGATTATTCTTTGGCGAGGCACAGCAGGTAAAGACTTTAATTGGTATCCAGTAAATAGTGGACCC